GGTACAACAACCACAATTAATTCAACCACAATGGAAGTTGATGATTTAAATATTACTCTTGCGAGTGGTGCGGCAAATGCTGCAGCGGCCAATGGTGCTGGAATTACAGTTGATGGAGCATCAGCTACATTTACTTATGATGGTACAAATGACGAGTGGGATTTCAATAAGGATATAAATGTAACAGGTGTAATAACACAAAAAACACCAGCAAATACTGATTCAGTTTTAACAGTTGATAGTACGAGCACTAATGTCAGTCAAAGGTTAAACCTTTCTGCTAATGGAACAATACAAACACAGTTATATGATGATGCGTCACAAACAAAATTATTTGCAGTTACAAATAAACCATTACTTTTAGGTACAGCAGGCACAGAAAGAATGCGTATTGATTCTTCGGGCAGATTATTAGTAGGGACAACATCACATTTCGGTACAGCTAGTGCAAAACTACAAGCACAAGGTGATGGTATAGCAGCAGCAGTATTTAACAGAACGAACGATGGCAACGTAGTTACTTTTAAAAGAGCAGGTGGAACTGGTGATGTTGGAAGTATTGCTATTGTAGATTCAGGAAACAAGATTGGTTTTTATGGTAGTGGTGGTACTGGTGCTGTTATAGATGGTTCAGGCAACGTTGGAATTGGAACGACTAGTCCTGATACAAAACTTCATGTAAGTGGTAATGTTACAATAGATACAGATGCTAACTCAAAATTTACAATTGCTGATGGAGGCGCGAATGCAATAACTCTGTATGGGGGTTCAGGAGACGAACTGTATATTGGAGCAAATGCTGCATATAAATTAAGATTTAAAACTGATGGCAATATTGTTATGGATAATGGCGGAAGTTTTGGAATTGGAGAAACATCACCTCTAGGTAAACTTCACGTTAAATCAGCAGATAGTGGTGCTTCCGCAGATGCTGGAGCTGATGAATTGGTTGTTGAAGGTTCAGGTGATTCAGGTCTATCAATATTGTCAGGTGCAAGTAACTACGGAACCATATTATTTAGTGACTCAGGAGATTCAGCAGCAGGAAGAATAAGATACGAGCATAATAATAATGCATTAAACTTTGGTACTAATGGTTCTTGGGATAGGTTTTATATAGATTCTTCAGGCAACGTGTTGGTGGGGACAAGTACACTAACACCAAATTATAATGGTGGTATAAGAGTTCATAGTGCATCTAGTGTTGGAAATATAAGGGTAAGTGCTGGAGGTCAAACTGGCTTTGATATGATGGCAGACTCAGGTGGTACTGGTTATCTTGTAGTTAGAGATAATGCCGGTATGACTTTTCATACCAACAATACAGAAAGAATGACTATTAATTCTACAGGAGAAGTACATATTACTTCAGCTGGAGCCCCTATTTCTCCAACAATAAAATATGGTGGTGCTACAGGAGATATCGCGAAACTTAGATTAATTAATAGAAGTGGTCAAGGTGCGAATAAAGGTGGAGTACTAGAGCTTGGTGCTATCACAAATGATGATGTAACAAGGTCAGATGTATTTGCTGCTCTACATGGAGGAAAAGACAATAGCACATCAGGTAATAAAGCAGGATACATGGACTTTCACACTTCTAATGGTGCTTCTTTAGACCAAAGAATGAGACTCACAAGTAATGGAGAATTACTTATGGGAGATACTTCTTTAAGGGGTACAAATCAAAGGGGTCAAATACAGGTCACACAGATTTCATCTTCAAATGCAGCAGGTATAAGTTGTATAAGTGGTAATGATGAAATAGCAGGCACATTCTGTCTATATTCATCATCAACTGCATCAGCAATGGTTTCAGTAGACCCTGATTCACAAAGAGCTTCATCTGCTTTTTATGTCTGGATAGATGGTAGTGAAAGAATGTCTTTAAATAGTTCTGGTAATTTATATGTTACAGGTTCTTATAGTAATTCAGATAGAGAATTAAAAGAAAATATTATTACTCTACCAAGTCAATTAGAAAATGTTAAACAATTAAATCCAGTAAGTTTTGACTGGAAAGAAAGAGCAGAGGATGGAAGCACACAAAGTAGTATAGGTTTTATAGCTCAAGAAGTAGAAGAACTATATCCTAATCTTGTCACTAAACCTACAGAGGATACTGACGCAGAGGAAGGCAATACAACAAAGTATAAAACTCTTAACTATCCAGTTATGGTATCAATACTTACCAAAGCTATACAAGAGCAACAAACAATAATAGAAAATTTACAATCCAGATTAGACGAGGCAGGATTATAATATGGCATATACATTAAACAGAAGATTAGCACAACTTGTAGATAGTAACGGTCAGTTAAATACTGGTAAAATACCTAATGACTATATTACAAGCGACCATGTTGCAGATAATACTATTACTTCTGCAATGCTTCATACTGGATTTACAGTATCAGCTTCTAATTTAGGAACTACTCTTACTCCTACATTTGGTAATATTACAACAACTGGATATATCGCAGGTCCCGCAACATTTACTATCGACCCGGCTGCAGTAGGAGACAATACTGGAACAGTCGTTATCGCTGGTAACTTACAAGTCGACGGAACTACAACCACAATCAATTCTACTACAATGGAAGTAGATGATTTAAATATTACATTAGCATCAGGAGCAGCCAATGCTGCAGCTGCAGATGGAGCAGGTATCACAGTAGATGGAGCAAGTGCAACTCTTTTATATCAATCAACACCTGATGCATGGTCATTTAATAAAAATGTTGGAATTGGAACTGATAGTCCTGGTACCATATTACAAATAGGAGATGGAACAACATCTGAATATATTACAATTGATAAATCAACAACAGGCGAAAGTGGAATATTATTTAAGAATGCAGGAAATAATAAAGGTAAAATACTTTTAGATTCTAATGAAAACCTTCAATTCTATGTAAATAATACTACAAATGCTATGACTATATTAGAATCAGGCAACGTAGGTATTGCAGGAACTCCACCCTCAGATACAAATACAGGATATCCTTTATTAAGTATTGGAGAAACAACTGCAATTCAAGGATTAAATGATAGTAATGAAAGTTTCTTTGGTAACAATGCTATTTGGAAAAGTGATAATAGCTGGGAATATGTAAAAAATGTAAGAGCAGCACAAATGGCATTTGCAGATGGAACTACTATATTTAGACAAGCTGCATCAGGCACAGCAGGTAACGATATTACTTGGTCAGAATCTATGCGTATTGATACATCAGGCAATGTGTTAATCGGTACTACTTCAACAACTGTTGGCGCCCTTACAAGTGCAGGTGTAGGCTTTAGAGTTGATGCTGCTAATGGAATATTACAAACTGCATCTAACTCAAATATAACTGCAATATTTAATAGAACAAATACTGATGGACAATTAATTTCCTTTAGAAACGCTGGAATAGAAGATGGACAAATTAATACATTATCTGGAAGAATGGCAATAGGTTCCAGTGATACAGGAATATTTTTTGATTCAACTAGAAACTGCATAAGTCCTTTTGATATGTCAACAAATGATGGACGAAACGCAGCAATTGATATTGGAAGAACAGGGGTTAGATTTAATAATGCCTTTTTAGAAAAAGTTACTATTGAAGGAACGTCAAACGATGAAGGAATTTATTTTAGTTCTAATCATAGAATATATGGAGGTGGATATAGAGCTTTTGAAGCATCAACAACTGCCTCAGGAACAGTATCGTTAGGTGAAGGCTTCACATCAGGCAAGGTTCTAATATCTGCTCCAAGGTTTGATTATCCTGCAGAGCAACGTGCCAAAGATGACAATGGTATTCTAAGATACACAAAAGCGGTGACGGTAGGCGAAAGTGTAACGACAGTTCTAACTATTACTAAAACTTCGTATTCCTATTTTATCGGTGGAACTCTCACTCTCATACTTCAAGATAGTGGCAGTCCTTGGGGTGTGTATTATTTAAAAAGAACAATAGTTGGTAGAAAGTCTACGCATCAAGCAGGTAACGATATGGGATATAGCCTCGCGAATTCAGAATCACACAGTCAAATGGATTACACGCCAACGTTTAGTGACTCGGACAGTAGGACTTCCGGTCAGTCAGGAGGGACTATCTCTATAAAGGTAGCAAATGGCTCTGGAAATGGAAGCTCGAGTTGTAAAGTAATTTTTGACGGCTATTTTGCAGGAGGAACACTATCATGATTAATTTTTTTGAAATACCTAAAAATGCACACACTACACTAAATTCATTATTATTACCAGCACGAACAATTGATGGAGATATACAAGTTGTGTGTTTAAGAGAACCTTTAAAAAGATTCTGGGCTGCGTGTAAAACAATAACTCCTGAGCTAAGTCCTTTCGGCAATTTTCCTTGGACAGATGAATCAGTAAGAAATGCTCCTACAACTTATGCTGGGTTAGATTTAACTCCTGCCGAAGTTATAGCAACAGTAAAAACAAGATTACAAGAAAATGACTTAACAGACCATCTTAAAAAACAAACTGATTTAATTGGCAATAATACTTTTGACCATGTAATAAAAGTAGAAACATTACAAACGGACCTTGATAACTTATGTGAAATTTATGGACTTGATATAATTACCTTACCTACTTTAACAAATTCAGTAAATGACTGGGATGATGAAGCTATGGAAATAATAAATGCAGATAGTTATTTTTCAACTTATTATGCAGAAGATATAGAGCTTTATAATGACTCAAGCAGATTAATTAGGATATAAATAGATAATTAGAAGGTTAAACTATTATAAATAGAATATAATAGGAATTTAAATATGGCCAAACCAAATAGTAAACAAACGCTTATAGATTATTGCTTAAGACAATTAGGCGCGCCTGTAATCGAAATCAACGTTGATGAAGATCAACTCGATGATAGAATAGACGAAGCTATGCAATTCTATAATACATATCATGACGATGCAAGCGAAAAGATTTTTTTAAAGCACCAAGTAACTCAAACCGATATCGATAATGGATATATTACAACAAATGATTTAGTTACAGATGTTGTAAGAGTATTACCATTAAGAGAAACCGTATCATCAACCGACATGTTTGATATACGATATCAAATTCATTTGAATGACATATATGCTCTTGGTTTTATGGGTAATCTTACAGAATATGTTATGGCTCAACAGTTTTTATCTTTACTAGATTTAGTTGTTGACTCAGATGAAAAACATATAAACTTTGAAAAACATAAAAATCGACTTGAAATCTTTATGGATTGGTCAGAAGAAGTAGAAGTTGATGATTACTTAGTAATTGAATGTTATCGTATTATCGATCCCGATACATTCACAGAAGTATATAACGATTATTTCCTTAAGAGATACGCAACAGCATTAATTAAAAAGCAATGGGGCCAAAATTTATTAAAGTTTGAAGGTATGGTAATGCCTGGAGGAGTAACATTTAACGGTAGACAATTATATGACGATGCTGTGCAAGAATTAGAACAACTAGTAGAAGAAGCACGATTGAATTGGGAAAAACCAGTCGACTTCATGACAGGATAATACATGCCTAGAAATGTTTATTTTAGTCAGGCCGTAAAAAGTGAACAAAACCTTTACGAAGACCTGATAATAGAATCATTAGGAATATATGGACAAGATGTCTATTATATTCCTCGTACTCTTGTGAATCGTGATAATGTTTTAAACGAAGACCCAGCATCAAAATTTGATGATGCATATCTATTAGAAATGTACATTGAAAACACCGAGGGCTTTGAAGGCTCTGGTGATTTATATTCTAAATTTGGATTAGAAATAAGAGATGAAGCAACCTTTATTGTTTCACGAAGAAGATGGGAAACAAGAGTTGGTGTTTTCGATGATAATGTCATTGACCCAAGACCACAAGAGGGTGATTTAATCTTCTTACCAATGACTAATTCATTCTTTGAAATATCTTATGTTGAAGATGATAATCCTTTTTATCAGTTATCTAATTTACCAGTTTATCGAATGCAATGTTCATTATTTGAATATAATGATGAGGACTTTGATACAGGCATTGAAGATATTGATGTTAAATCATCACAAGCTGCATATATGCAATCAATGGATATTACTATTACTGGTGGTAATCACTTTGAGGTCGGAGAAATTATTGAACAAACACTTGTTGCTGCAGATGGTGACACACCAGCAGTTAAGGTATTTGGTGAAGTATTACAAAGAACAAAGACATCAGATATATTATCAAAAATTTATGTAGGACATATTGGTGCTTCTGGTACAACTACAGCCAAGGACTTCACAGTAGGTGGAACAGTCACTGGTCGAACAAATAGTTATACAGGAACGATTGCAACAATATATAGCGATTTAACAGATACCACAGGAGAGGCCTGGGCTAATGATGGTGGTTCGCAGAATGTTGACTTTGAAATAGATGCTGATGGATTTATTGACTTTAGTGAATCAAATCCATTTGGTGACCCATCGGAGACATACTAATGTTTGGTGACCATTTTTATCACGCAACAATGCGTAAATCAGTGGCCGTATTTGGTACATTGTTTAATAATCTAAAAGTTATAAGAAAAGCTTCTGATGGTAGTGTTTTAAATCAGATACGTGTTCCTTTGGCCTATGGACCAAAACAAAAATTCCTTGCGCGTTTGGACCA